ATTTGCTAAAAAAGTAGGAGTTTTACAATCTGTGGGAAAAGATTTTAACCAAGCCGACAAAGGCAGAAAATTTAAAGAAGGTGGAACTATGAAACCAGTAGACTCAAAAAAGAATCCCGGATTGGCCAAGTTACCTACAGCCGTGCGTAACAAAATGGGCTATATGAAAAAAGGCGGCATGACTGACGCTAAAGAAGACATGAAAATGGACAAAGCGCAAGACAAGGCTATGATTAAAAAAGCCTTTAAACAGCACGATGCCCAAGAGCACAAAGGCGGCAAAGGCACTAAGTTAGCCCTTAAAAAAGGCGGCATGGCTATGAAGAAAATGGCTAGCGGTGGTCTATCTGCTGGGCATAAATCTGCTGATGGTTGCGCTGTTAAAGGCAAAACCAAAGGCAAAGAAATTAAAATGAACATGGGTGGAAAGTGCTAATATGCCTAACTACAGAAAGCCAACCGAAAAAGAAGCTGCCAAGTTAGACGCTGCTCGCAAAAAAACACAAGAAGGCATTGCGGGGGAAAAAGATATTCTTTCAACTCTTATGCCGACTATGGCTAAATCAGCCAGAGATGATGTTAAGACTGGATTAAAAATGCGTGAATTGGTTCCAGCTGCAGCTCGTGAAGGCGAAGCGTATGAACAAGCAGGATACAAAAAAGGTGGTTCTGTAAGCTCTGCATCTAAACGTGCTGATGGTTGCTGCGTTAAAGGTAAAACTAAAGGAAAAATATTGTAATCATGGCTAAGCAAATAAAAAAATTTAGCGAAGGCGGTGCTTACGAAGGGGATGACCCAATTGTTAAATACCGTATGGGTATGATTGACGATAAAGGTAACAATATTCCTAAAAAATCTAGCAACCCAACAGTTGAACCAACAATTAAAACTGAAACCAAACAAGGTGAACACGCAAAGATTGATGCGGCCACTCGTTTAAAAGCGGTGCAACAAAATGCACCAAGATATATAAGCAAGGGATTAAGTCCAAAAAGCATTAATTCAGACAGGTTAGTTAGAAAAGATATTCTAAATCAGTTTCCAAATTCTAAAAGTGGAGTAGTAAGATCAATACCTTTAGAGTCATATGAATATGATGATTCTGGATATAAATCTGGTGGCAAAGTTAAATCAGCATCAGCCCGTGCTGACGGTTGTGCTATTCGTGGAAAAACGAGGGCATAATGGCTGGCTATGTAGATCCAGTTCAACCAGCATCTCAGTTAGATCTTGATGTTGGGCGTCCTACAGCTCAAACTCAGCAGAAAATGCGCAAAATTGATCCAGAAGCAGGCGATAAGTTTAAAGAAAAATATTTAGCAGAAATTGAAGCAAACCGTGTTTTAAGGGAAATGGAAAGAGACAAAGCCATTGATAAAGCCCGTGAGTTTGTAAAACATGGTAAATCTGTCTTTGGACCTAGCGGTGGCGGTGGCGGTGGCGGTATGGGTACAGGTAAAATGAACCGTGATATATCTAAAAATATGAAAGCCGGCGGTAAAGTTAAATCAGCATCAGCCAGAGCAGACGGTTGCTGCATTAGAGGAAAGACAAGAGCATGAGAGCAAGTCGTGGAATGGGCGATATTAAACCTAGCAAAATGCCGGGCAAAAAAATTATTCAACGTAAAGATGATCCGCAAGACGTAGAAGTTTACGCAAGAGGCGGTAGAATTGGTGGTAATGTTACAGTTAGTAAAGCCGGAACCCCGTCTGCTGTAGTTAGAAAATTACTTGCAAAACCGGGGTCTTTAAAAGCGTCTGATTTGTTTAAAAAAGGTGGTGAAGTTTGGGATAAACCGCGTCCAAAAGACTTGGGTAAATCAAAGAAGCTATCGCCAGAAAAAAAGTCTGCAGCAAAAGCAATGGCTAAAGCAGCTGGTAGGCCATACCCTAACTTAGTTGATAACATGAGAGCGGCAAGGAAAAAATAATGGCTACTAAAAATTGGATTGCTAGTGCAATTAAAAAACCCGGCGCATTGCGCAAAGAGTTAGGTGTTAAGTCTGGGGAAAAGATTCCAGCTAAGAAATTAGCAGCAGCGGCAAAGAAACCCGGAAAAATGGGCCAAAGAGCTAGATTAGCTGAAACCTTAAAAGGACTTAAGAAAAAGTGAAAGACTTTATACAAACCCAGATAGAAGCATCTGAGCGGTTGTACAAAATGATGTTAGACGACCACAAAGAACGCACTATAGATATGGGAATGTGGGCAGATACAAACTTTAGTCTAATACGCAAATTAGATGAACGTGATGCAGAAATAAAGAAATTACGCGAAGAAATATCAATATTAAAAGCGAATAAATAATGGCTGTTACATCCGGACAAACTACGTTTAACCTAGACCTCTCTGAGCTTATTGAAGAAGCTTTTGAGCGTTGTGGCTCGCAGTTGCGTTCTGGATATGATATGCGCACCGCAAGGCGCTCTATCAATCTTATGACCATAGAATGGGCTAATCGCGGCATTAACCTTTGGACTATTGAAGAGTGTGTCATACCTCTCGTTACAAATCAGGGCGTTTATCCTGTGCCTGCTGATACAATTGATATTTTAGACTTAGTCACAAGGACAAGCAATGGTAGTTCATCTAACCAAACTGACATTAATCTCAGCCGTATATCTGAGTCTACTTATTCTACTATTCCTAATAAGTTAACTACTGGACGCCCTATCCAAGTATGGTATAACCGCCAAACCGCACAAACCAATGGGCTAGCAACCACTACAGTTGCTGCGGGTACAACTACTCCATCAGTATCGGTTACAGATACAACTATTAATTTAATCAGTGTTGCTGGCCTAGGTTCTACCGGGTTTGTAAAAATTGATAATGAAACTATTGGCTATACCAATATTGATACATCCACCAATCAGTTATTAAATTGTTGGCGCGGTCAAAATAACACTACAGCAGCAACGCACTCTGCTGGTGCCTCTGTATATATTCAGAACTTGCCTTGTGTAAATGTCTGGCCTACTCCAGATGCTGGTGGTGGACCATATACTTTGGTGTACTGGCGTATGCGTAGATTGCAAGATGCTGGGGACGGCGTTAATATTCAAGACATACCATTCCGGTTTATTAACTGTTTTGTAGCTGGATTATCTTATATGCTAAGTGTTAAAATCCAAGGCGTAGATCCACAAAGAGTGATGGGTTTAAAAGCGGATTATGAACAACAGTTTGATTTAGCCGCGGCAGAAGATAGAGAAACAGCCCCAATTAGATGGGTTCCTAGAAACCTGTTCTATGCAAGGTAATATATGCCGTCAAAATATAGTTCTGGCAAACATTCAATTGCGGAATGTGACCGTTGTGGGCAAAGATATAAATTAGTCCAGCTTAAAAAACTGACTATTAAGACTAAACAGGTAAGCATTAAAGTATGCCCTGAATGTTGGGAACCAGACCAACCTCAGTTACAATTAGGTATGTATCCGGTCAATGATCCTCAAGCAGTACGGGAACCAAGGCCAGATAACAGTTATTATGCATCAGGACAGACGGGCTTACAAACCCAAAGCGGTAACGGAGTGGCTACCAATGAAATTGGATACCAAGCCGAAGGTAGCAGAGTTTATCAATGGGGCTGGAACCCTGTTGGAGGTGCAAGTAGTTTTGACACGGTTTTAACGCCAAATTACTTGATTGCAATAGGGCAAGTAGGCACAGTAACATTAACAGTTAATTAGGAGTAAATCATGACATTCAAAAAAGGCGCCAATGGTATTGAATCCAAAGGCAAAACTGTAGGCAAAAACCTAGGTGATTCAGGTCCTACAGCTAAAACAATGAACGGCCCAATTAAGCACACTGTTGGCAAGAAAAACGCTAACATGAAGTCTATGGGTCGTGGTTTGGCTAAATTAGCCGCTCAAAGAGGTAGATAATATGGCTAAATTTTCTATGAAACAAGGCGGCAAAGAAGTAGGCTCCGCCTCAGTATATGCAGAACCACATACTATGGATGGTAAAGCTATGACTACGGTTGAAGAATGTGTTACCAAACCCGGTAATGGCGTAGATCAGATTAAAATGTCTGTTGGCGATCAAGTATTTAAAAGCCAAAAAGATACAATTAATCCTTATGGTGTAGGCGTTATGCGTGGTTACGGCGCGGCTACTAAAGGTCGTAAGATCAGTGGAAAAATGGGCTAAACCCTAATGAATTACGTACAACTGTACCAAGCAATACAGGACTATTCTGAGAATACGGAATCCCTATTTGTAGGGAACATAGCTCGGTTTGTCCAAGAGGCAGAAGACCGCATCTATAACTCGGTCCAAATTCCATCGTTGCGTAAAAACGTGACAGGTACACTTACGGCTAGTAATAAGTATTTATCTTGCCCTGACGATTATTTGTCTACCTACTCAATGGCGGTTATTGATACAGACGGTTCATACAAATACCTACTTAACAAAGATGTTAACTTCATCCGTGAAGCTTATCCAACACCAACATCTACGGGTTTTCCTAGATATTATGCTTTGTTTGGATCTCAATATAGCAATCCAAATGAGCTATCTTTTATTGTAGGACCAACGCCTGATAGTTCCTATACTACTGAACTACACTATTTTTACTACCCAGTATCTATTGTTCAAGGCGTTATTTCTGGTCTTAACCCACCTACTGGGGGTTCTTCTTATACCACTGGGGTTTATCCTAATGTTACATTGACGGGCGGTCAAGGCTCTGGGGCTACGGCAACTATTACTGTTGCTGGTGGGGTTGTTTCAAGTGTAGCCCTTACTAATGGCGGTAATTTTTATTCTGTCGGTAATAGCCTTACAGCCGCATCTTCCGATATTGGTGGCACGGGTTCTGGTTTTTCAGTAACCATAAGTGCTGTTAATAATGCTGCTGGTACAAGTTGGCTTGGCGATAACTATGACCCAGTCCTATTCTATGGCGCTATGCGTGAGGCTATGCTCTTTATGAAGGGCGAAACCGATTTGGTTAAATACTATGAAGATAAATATAACGAGGCACTAGCTCAGTTAAACCGCCTTGGTTCTGGTTTAGAGCGTGGCGATGCCTACAGAGATGGGCAGTACAGAATTGGACAGGTTAAACCATGACAATAGCCCAAGGCCAATGCACAATATTTAAACAAAACTGCTTAAGCGGATTAGAGAACTTTGCGGTTGGAACTCCTTATACCTACAAAATTGCTCTTTATACTGCTAATGCTACTTTAAACCAATCAACTTTGACCTATACAACTACAGGCGAAGTGGTGGGTACAGGGTATACGGCGGGTGGTCAAACTCTTACTGTTATACCCCCACAAACTGATGACTATACGGCGTATTTGTCTTTTAATACAGTAACTTGGAATCCAGCTTCCTTTACGGTTAGGGGTGCTTTAATCTATAATAGTACGACTAATGCGGCAGTAGCAGTACTAGATTTTGGTGCGGACAAGACACCTACAACAAGCTTTACAATAACATTTCCTACGAATAACGCTGCTAATGCCATTATTCGTTTTTCAAATTAAGGGGTTTTTATGCAAAAAGAAATAGCAAGCTGCGGCGATAAAGCGGAAATTAGTTTACAGACTAACGCAGTGGGTACAGAAACAGTAGGTATTGATGGTATATACCATGTAGAGTGCCGTGATGCTGCTGGAAATTTAAAATGGACAGACGAGTTTCCTAATTTAGTTAATGCGGTTGGTAAGCAGTTAATGTTAGATACCCTGTTAAAAGGCTCTGCTTATACTGTTGTTGGCCCATTCTTAGGTTTGATCGGTACTACTAGCCCTACATTTGCAGCCGCCGACACAATGACTTCACACGCTGGTTGGACCGAGTTTATTAACTACACCGTTGGTGGCTCCGCTGTTCGTGGCACGGCAGTGTTTGCTACAGCTACCTCAAGTGGAACTACGCCATCTAACGTAACAACTTCTGCTGCTACAGCTATTACTTACACTATTACTGGTGCTGGTGGTAACGTAACAGGTTGTTTCTTGTGTACTGGTTCCGGTGCAAGTTCAACTCAAAGTAACACTGGCGGAACTTTATACAGTGCAGGCGCATTTGCAACGGCTAAGACTACAACAGCTGGCGATACAGTAAGCGTTACATACTCAACAACCGCTACAAGCTAAGGAGTCCTAGATGGCTCTAGTAGTTAATGACCGTGTCCAACAGACTGGTACTGCAAACACAACTGTAAGTTTTACGCTTACTGGTTCTGTTACTGGGTATCAGTCCTTTGCCGTTATCGGAAATGGTAACACTACTTTTTATGCGGCTACGGATGTATCTGGAAGCTGGGAAGTAGGTATTGGCACATACTCAACTACTGGGCCGACTCTAACCCGCACAACAATCTTATCTTCTAGTAACTCCGGCTCTGCAGTTACATTTAGTGGTACTGTTAACGTATTTGTTACATACCCATCTGAGAAGTCAGTAAACCTAGATGCTTCTGGAAACGTTACTGCTTTAGGCACAATTACTTCTGGTGTTTGGAATGGCTCAACTATTCCTGTGGCTTATGGTGGTACAGGGGTTACTACTTCTTCCGGTGCTAATTCTGTTGTTTTAAGAGATTCTAGCCAAAACATTAGTTTTAACAATTATGTGGCTGGGTATTCTGCAACAACAGCAGCTGCTGGCACAACAATACTAACTGTAGCCTCAGCAAGAAATCAAATATTAATTGGTTCTACTACACAGACTTTTCAGTTACCAAACGCTACAACATTACAGCTTGGACAAAGTTTTCTTTTTCTTAACAATTCTTCTGGCGTTTTAACAGTTAAAGATAATGCGTCAACCACAATTGATACTATTCCGTCTGGAGCCATTGTTCAGATAGGGGCAACAAGTATTGCAACTTCTGCGGGTTCTTGGAGCGCTTATTCTTTTTTACCCGGCTCATACGATTTTAATAACACTACTGCAACTTTTAATAATGCCGCTATTTCCAATGCGGTTTGGAACGGAACCACAATTGCTTCCGGATATGGTGGTACAGGTTTAACAACTTTTGGCGCCGCAAACTACGCTCTTTACTCTACATCGGCTTCTGCGTTAACTGCAGGTACTTTGCCTGTTGCGGCTGGTGGTACAGGTATTACTTCTTTGACAGCAGGGTATATCCCTTACGGTAACGGCACATCTGCTTTATCTAGTTCTTCAACATTAAACTATGATGGAACTACTTTATCTTCAACTCGTTACACATCTACAGCCACAGTTACGGCTTCTTCAAACGTAGGTGCTTACGCTTTTGGTACGTTAAATTATTCTGATACCAATATCATGGCGTCTTATAGCTCAAGCGTTAACGGCTATAACCAAGT